TGTTCCGGTCATTCCAGTTGCCGTTACAATCACAGTCGCATTACCACTGGTCGTAATTGCTCCAACTACGGTCGCCGTCTCTACTTGTCGGATACCAATATTTAATTGCGCTCCAAAAGCTGCATATTTTGTCATGATTTACTCCTCGTGCCAGATTCGATAGTCACTACGGCTGCGCCAAAGTTCTTCATCAGGTGCATACTCAGGTGATTCATCTTCAATTAGCGCAACCTGGAAACCAGTACTGCTCTTGCCATTTAATGCGTCCCGCAATGCCTCGGTGATTGATTTTACCTGTGCATAGGTTACTCCCCAGGCATCAAATTGAAAGCGAGGGCTGGCAAGTGTCCCTGTTTTTCCTGATACGTCATGCGTGATGATTCGCGGCGTGCTGATCCTTTGATAGGTCAAACAGGGCATTGTGGAACCCTGCGCTATTCGGAATGGATAGATTCGAGTTCCGACCAGACTTGTGATGCCTGATACAGTATTAAGATATGTATATAAACTTTCTTCAACCGTTGCCATTATTTCAATCCTCGTTTCAAGAGGTTGATTAATCCCTGCTGGATGACTTCTACAATTTCCTCTTTATGCTCGTCAAATGCGGGACGTAAATAAGGGCGGGGCGGTATATATACATGCTTCGAGAATCGCCGTTCACCTGTGCCTGGGTCTATCCATGATAGTAGTTTTGCCTTGATAGGGCGGATATGCCCTCCCAGTTCTTGAATCCGGGCATATATTTTACCTTTTGGACCAACATCTACCGACACGTGTCCTGGTTTGTATTCCCTTCGTTCTACAGTGATACTCCCACCAAGACCGGCTGCTCCTGACCCGCGCTGAAAGGTGTTATTCACGTTATTTGCTGCATGGTCTCTCAGTCTAATACCGCCCAGTTCTAGCGCATGATATAGACCCTCTACGCCAAACTGTTTCTGTACGTCAGGCACATGGTTTACTTTTATCTTGAAGGTGGTCTTTGACATTATGTTTCTACCCTGGATAATGCCAGACGAATACCTGACGCACCCCGTTGGATGACCCCGGTAATTGAGAATATCAGCGGCGTAGTAAGTGTTTCTCCAAACCGCTTAGTCACTTTGATTCTGTCTTTTGCCCCAGGAGCTGAGGTGATGGCTAATCGGACGGTAGCATCATAACGCAAGTCTGTGGAATCGTTGAGATGCCTCTCTGAACCTGGACGCATATCCAGCCCGCAGTCTTGTTCGCTTCCATCCATGAAGGTTTCAACCATCTCGCCGTATGAGTTGGCAGTTTGTGTGCAGGTCTGTATAACACAGGTATCCATCATGTGTCCTGTCTGCGCTGCTCGCATATCTGCTAACTCATCAGCCGTGAAGTCCATTTGTTTCCTGTCTAATCGGGCGGTTCTGGTAAGTTACCCTGCCAGGTTTCTTCGTTTGAACTAGGCGGAGACGTAATCAGCTTTATGGTCTTGATTTTAGAGCGACCGTGATGATAACGTGCTCTTGACATCATTTGCTGATATACCTGCGCTCTGGAATAGTTCCCGCCATCAGCATTGAAATCGTATTTATTCGCCCAGACAGCGGCTTTCTCTTCCCAGATGTCTGCGGCGGCAGCGTGTAAATCGTAGGTCGCTATCCAGTCGGTGTTCGCCGTCGGAGTCGGCACACCAGCTACATAGGTGTAGTAATACGGTTCTGTGCCTCTTTCATCCAGACATGGATATCGTTCGATATATTCCTGGATAAGTGCATCAGAATAGGTTGCCGTAGTTGACTCGGCAACCATCCGCCTTACTTCTGCGATTTGCGCTGCCGTCGCAGTCATAGGTTATGCAGTCCGGATGTACTGAACAAATAGCCGTCCAGTAAATCCAGATGAATCAGCAGAGCATGTGGCAGTGATATATTTTGCAGCAGCCCAGACAACGGCTTCGCCTTTCGCAGCCAGGGCGGTCATGCCATGATAGGCTTTGCCCGTGATTGCACCATTGATCGCCAGGGCATTAATCAGGTCGGTGGCGGATGTGGAACCATCTGCCGCGATGCCAACGTTAATATTCGCTGCGCCGTCGGAGGGCGTATCGACGTAAAGTTTCACGTCAACGATAATCAAAGGAACGCCTTCTGGATTAGCAACGGCAGCAATTTCCCCGCCAGCAAATAAAGCATTGCCAGTCAGAGGGATTTCTAAACAACCACTTGCAAAAGTCGGTGTCGTCATTTTAATTCTCCTTTCAGAGACTTACACACAATAGTAAATCTCTGCTATTTTTGTGGACGCCCAGGCGGTACTAAAATCTACCGTATTCAAAGCCAGTATTGTACTTGAGACAGTGACCGTTGGCGCAGTCGCTTCACGAGTTCCATCCAACACAGCGAACAAAACGGAATTGGACGGCAGCTTATCAGGGATACCGACCTTCCCACCAAAACCGATTTTCACGGTATCGTTGCCATCGCCGATTACCCAACCCACACCAGTAATACTGGTAATGGTTTTGAACGCCTTGGTACCTGCAACGACTGCACCACTAACGGGCGTGATGGTTTCAGTCAGCGCAGCATCGTTGGCGTCTTTACCAACGATATCGATAGTGCCGAGCGTGTCAGCTGCACCTACCGCCGTGTGAGTAACAGTTACGTTGCGAGGTACATCTGGAGAGGTATGCGCCAACGTATACGCACCTACCTTCATGTTTGCGCTGACAACGAACCAGTCGTCGTCATCAACCGCAGGACTCCCCAGGTTGCAACGAACAACGCTTAACAAATCGTTGAGCTTGCCCTTCTGGTCGGTCTGCGCTTTTCGTAGCCAGTTAGAATTGAACGGGAATAGTCCCATTTCATCCTCCTATGCAGTCAAGACGGCAAATGGATACCGGCTTGCTTCTGTGGTTTGAACACGGTTGATTGGATTCGGTAAAGCAAAGCCCAGGCGCATAACAGCGCGAAGTGCAACCATGTCTTGCTGTGCCAGGTTGTAAACGATTTTGCCTGCGCCGTCGGAGATGACTGCCTCAGTCAGGATTTTGTACGTCATGTCCTGGCGGATTGCATAAACCAACTGGTCAAATTGACCACTAACCATTAATGCTTCGGTTGAGTCAATTGATCCATCAGTTGGGAAATAAATCGGAGTTCCATCCAGGTCATAGCGGGTTGCATCCTGCATGTTCGCTTTGAAAATCGGTTGACCATTCACATCACGGACGTTGCGGAGTTTACCGCGCATGGAGAGGTGTGCAATATTCCCAGTCACCATGAAGCCCTCGGCTTCCAATGCCATGAATACCCCAGCCACACCAGCAGGTGTCTCACCCAGAATCGCCTCATACAGGTCAGTGTAACCTGCGGCTGACTTGGTATTGCCTGCGGCAGTTGAGCCTGCAACCAGTCCGGCTGCACCCAGGTCAGTTACCCATGATGCTGGCAGATTGGTTCCATGCAGAAGGGCTGCGCTGATGGCGACAGAGAAGGCTCGTTCCAGTTCAGGCTTGATTTGTCCCCAGATGTCATACGATGAATCATCCAGGACGGCTTCGGGAATGGGAACGATGACGGCAAGTTCTTCCGCCGTCACGTACTTGTTCGTCCAATCGACTTCCGAGGTTTGTTTCAACCCATTGTCGCCTGATACGAAATACGCCGATGCCAGGGCTGACATGACCGGCAATCGACGTTGATTAGTGGACATGTTCGGCAACCGCCTTGCCAATCGCATAATCGGATTGAGTTCGGGAATTGCTGACATAATTTCGGATGACACTTCCTCAGGAATGAGTGAGGCTGCATCCGTACGGGAGATTTCAGAATTGTAAGGCATGATTTAACTCCTACCTGCTGCTTTTCGGATTCTGGCGTTCATGTCGTCTGCCTCTGGTGATGGTTGTCCAGTTCCTGCTCCAGGCTTTGCGGGTGGCGCTACCACTCCAAATAATTCCGGCGCAGCTTCTTTGATGGCATCCCAGTCAGGCGAACCTGAACGAGTGAATAAGTTTTCTGCCACCGCAAGCGCGTACGCGGCTTTCGGGTTGCGACATCCAATAGACGGTTTGACCGCTTCTTCTATAAATGTCGCCCGCCGTTCGGTCGCTTCCAGCTTCGATAGCGTTTCAGTGAGCCTGGCTTCCGTCTCGGAACCCTTCTCAACTTTTGCAAGCAATTCCTTCACCTGATCTTTAAGAGCTTCGCGCTCTCCCCGTGTAGCCTGCACGGTATTAAGCAATCCCTTCGTATGCGCTTCGTAAAGCGCTTTGACTTCTGCCGGGGCGGTTTCTAACCAGGTTTCCCAGGTTGCCTTCCCGGGCTCTTGCTCTTGCGGTGAAGTCGGTTT